GATACACAAAATGCAGAGCGTGGTGCGTCTACTGACTTGATTGCTGAGAACTTAAATACTTTCTCAGCTACTACTGTTGATACTAACTACTATGAAGGCTCCCCAACCATAATTAATGCTAGTGCTATCAGTGGTCTAACATTTACACGCTATGGCTCAGTAATCCACATTCAGTCTACCGATGCCACAGACTTCCAAGTAGAAGTAGGTGACTCACATGGTAACGAACACCTGCTTGTATTCAAGGATGAAACACCAGACTTTAAGAAGCTCCCTGTTGAGGGACCAAATGATTTTGTTATTGAGGTATCAGGTGATAATCAAAAAGCACAAGATGATTACTATGTTAAATTTAGTGACGGTGTGTGGAAAGAAACAACAGAACCTAATACCCTTATTGACTTAAATGCTGCTACCCTTCCACATAAATTATCAAAGTTACCTAGTGGTGACTTTCAGTTTGATCAAGTTACTTATGCTGACCGTAAAGTAGGCAACGATGATACAAACCCCTTCCCCTCTTTTATAGGTTATACTATTGCTGATATCTTCTTTCATCGTAACAGACTAGGTTTACTAGCTGATGAAAATGTTATCTTTGCTAGGGCAGGTGAGTTTGTAGAGTTTGACTTTTTCCGTAAGTCAGTACTAGCTATTGTAGACAGTGACCCTATTGACGTAGCAGTGTCCTCTAATAAAGTCAGCATCCTTAAACATGCTGTACCTTTTAACGAAGCACTTTTACTCTTTTCTGATCTAACACAGTTTAAAGTTACTGCTGATCCTATTCTTACTCCTGAAACTATTAACGTAGCTAGTACTACTGAGTTTGAAGCTAGTCTTATAGCCAAGCCATCACAAGCTGGTAAGTATGTATACTTTTCTAGCAACCGCGGTGCTTTTTCAGGGATGTGGGAATACTTTGTAGATACTGACACCGATGTTAATGATGCTACAGAGATTACAGCGCATGTACCTAAGTATCTTAAGGGTGTCATAACAAACATTCAAACATCCTCTAATGAGGACATGCTTATTGCACAGGCTGCTGACGATCCTAAAGCTATTTATGTGTATCGTTATTACTGGAGTGGTAGAGAAAAACTACAGTCTTCATGGTCACGTTGGGTATTTGATGGTGATGTAATAGGTGTATCTTTTAATCTAGCTGATGTCTTTCTGTTAATTAAACGTAGTAACAACTTGTTTTTAGAAAAGATCAATTTGTCTGTAGATAGTGCTACAGTGTATACTACAGGTAACTTCTCTATCCACTTAGATAGAAGAGTAATGTTAGAAACAGGTGGACTTACTGCTATACCTTATGTAGACTCTAATGTAATATATGTAGATCAAACAGGAGAAACTATTTTACTTAGTGAGGTAGCTGCAAAGTTAGCTAACTCTGAGAAAGTCTTTGCTGGTATTCCGTTTACCTTTAAATACCAATTCTCTGAGCCTGTACTAAAGCAAGATAACAAACCTATTACTACTGGACAATTACAATTAAGAAACTATGCTGTTGTTTATAACAATACAGCTTTCTTTAATGTAACCGTAACGCCTCTTAAACGTACACCGTATGTGCGTACTTTTACAGGCCGTGTAGTAGGTAGTGGTGCTAATATTCTTAATCGTGCTGCTATTGAGTCTGGTACGTATCGTTTTGGTGTACTAGGTAAATCTAATTCAGTGACTATTACATTAGAAAGTAATAACCCCCTACCTTGCGTTTTTCAATCAGCAGAGTGGGAAGGGTTCTTTGTCTTACGTTCAAGGAGACTATAATGACATTACATGTGAGAGCAAGTGTACAGGCTGATGTAGATCATCTGGCAACAAACTTAAGACCAGAAGATACACAGGAAGTACTAGCCTCACATGGCAGTGTTAAGGTAGCATTACAAGAAGGCTTTGATCACTCAGAAGAATGTTGGACTATTGTAGTAACAAAGACAGGTGAACTAGCTGGTATGTATGGTATAGTTGGTATAGACGATATGACAGGTATGCCTTGGCTACTTACAGCCCCTCCACTAAAAAAAGGGTTGGCGGCAATTTGCACGTGAGTCTCTTCCATGGATTAAGAGGTTAAACAAGAAGTATCCAGTATTAACCAATGCTTGTGACGCTGAGTACACAGAAGCAGTAAACTGGTTAAAGTATATAGGATGCGTATTTATAAAGAGACACGACACGTGGGGTGTTGGTAACAAGACCTTCTTAGAATTTGTGAGGATATAATATGGGTATTATGACAGCACTATCAGTCGCTAAAGGAATAGGCGGTTTTATAGACGCTTCTAATAAAGCTAAACAACAAGAAGCTTACTACCAGCAAAACAGAATTAATGCAGCACAAGCTAGAGACTTACAAATCCAAGGCTTACAAAAACGTGCTGTTCAGTTTAGCGATCAATATTCACAGAAAAAGCAAGACTTAGCTATTGCTGCTTTAAAACGTGAAGGCACTATGATAACGGCTGGTGGTGAGTCAGGTTTAGCAGGACAGACCGAAGCTATAAAACTTTCGCAAGCTGAGTCTGATAAACTCAAGGGACTTGATGTTTACAACCAACAAATTGATGCTATCTTTAGTGACATAGAAGTACAGAAGCTAGGACTAAACGCTCAAATGTTACAAAGAATTAGAAGTGTTCAACGTGGTGTAAAACCAAGTTTAGGTATGGCTATATTAAACACTGCCTCTTCTGCTATTGCAGCAGAAATAGAGTTTGGTGGTCAAACAGACAATATTTTTAGTAATATTTTTGGTGGTGGTGATAAGCTTGGCAGTCAAACTGCAGCTTTTTCTCCTGTTGGGCCTACTTCATCATGGATAAGTGCTGGCGAAGAAATTGTGTTATAGGGGAAACAAATGGCTAAACAAAGAGTAATGGTAGGTGAGCTTAACGCTCCTACAGAGGTTACGCCAGTAGCAAGACCTGTAGATACTTATGTATCCCCTGAGAAACCAATAGTACAGCCCTCACCCTTATCTCAATTTCTTAACGCTATTTCACCATTAACTAATTTAATGGAAGAAGAAGCAAAGAAAGCAAAAGCACAACAAGAACGTGATGAGTTTAACGGTAAGAGAGCTAATGAACAGCATCAAGCTGAGATGGCTGCAATTAATTTAACGGCTAGACTAAAAGAAGACTGGATTAATAATCAAAATAATTGGTTGTCCTTATCTACTGAGGAAGCAGCCGAAAGAGTATCAAGGCATTACTCTGACTATAGAATGAATTTAGATGAAGCACAGATTAATCCTCTTGTTTTACAAGCCTTTGATCAAAAAGTTGACCAAGATAAACTTTTGTTTATGTTTAATAACTTCGGTCCTGAAAAGCGTAAGCGTAATATAGAGCAGCAGGATCAACAGTTTAATGATACAATTAGAAGAGCAGGTAGTGTAGCAGAGGATGATCAAGTTGTTCCTGCTATGGTTGATGCCTTTAATCAACACGTAGTTGTTACTGGTAATGACTATCGTAGAGCTAATGATTTAGTAATAGCTACTGCTCTAGTGGAATCTAAAAGAGGCAGAACAAACTATCTTAAATTTGTAGACGCTATTCAAACTAGGGATGGCAAGTCTCTAAGAAGTATTGATAGGTACGCTAAAGACTTTAATACAATTGATGCCAACGTAGCAGCTTTTGCAAAAAAGAAAGCAAAGCTAGGAGAAGATGCAAGGTTTCAAAGTGCTTTAAGTTCTAGGGTAGAGGGTTATACTTCTACAAAGCAACAAGGTGTGCTTGGGATAGGCACAGTATTTACTGATCCTGTCACTGGTAAAGAAACTAAGATTACTGCTGATGATGTAATGCGAACTTACGAAGCAGATAATGCACTAAAATTACAGCAAGAACTAGCTTTTGCAGATGCACTACAAGAAGTATCTTTAGCTGAACAAGATGAACTTGATCCTGATATTACTCCTGAAGCAATCTTTCAAGAACATTGGTCTAATGCCTTTGAAGAGTTTTACACACCCTTTCAAGTATTACCTACTGAGTACAAGAACGCTATTAACAGCGGAGCTTATGCCTTAACTACAGGTAATACAGATGAAGACAAACAGATGGCTGCACAAGCCTTCCAAGCTTATCGTACTGTAGAAAGTTTTTCTAGTGGTTTGACTAAACGTAGCGGTACTCTAAAAGAAGATGATTTACTACGTATGCGTGTTTTAGAAACCATGACAGGTCCAATGGGCAGGGAATTTGATCAAGCTCTTAATGCTGTTCAAGGACAACTGTTTAAAGAAAAAGGTTCTAAGGTAAAAATTCAAGACATCATTGATAATACAGAAGGTTGGGCTTGGTGGGATGACTCAAAGTTTGAGGATATTACAAACCCACAAGAAGTACTAACTCAGTATAAAGATGTTGTACAAGCTTTGGTTATGGCAGAAGGCATGGATGTCGAGAAAGCCATGGATATAGCAGCTAATTACTTGAATGATGATTGGCTTATTGTGGAAAGTACCAATGGTATTAAAACTGCTATACCTCTTCTTAATACAGATATTAAACAGTTCTCAGGACAAGAAGGTGCTGTATCTACTTACCTAGCTGAGTCTATGTTACTTCCTGAAGTTGGTGCTTTAGCCAGAGATATACGTGGAGAAGGTGCAGGTCTTAGTATAAAGGTTAATCCTTCTAATCCCAATGCTGTAGATGTTGTTGTGTTAGATCAAGATGGTGGACTACCAGCTTTTGTTATTGATACAGTAGCTTTCTCAGAGTTAGATACGTTATCTCAGGGTATGATACAAGAGCGTCTAAGACTAGAAGCTAACAAAAAGATTAACATGGATCGTAACGCTGAGATATACACTACAATTAACTTAGCTGAGTTACCTAACTTATCTGATGAGGAGATCACTGCACGTGTTGGTATTGAGCCAGAACAGACAGAAGCTCTTAAAGTAGTACGTACTAATCTTAATAAGATGTTAGGTATTTCTGAAGAAGATGCTGATATTGCTGCTGAGAATGTTGCTAGATTAAACTTAGAAGACATGGCTAGATTTGAAGCACAAGAAGCTGACGAAGCTAATTTAGTGGAAGAAAAACCTTTCTTTGAAATTGGTGAAGTAAACCTTATGAACGCTTTTACTGATATGTTTAAAGATGAAACAGTAAAAGAAAATCTTGTTTCTACAGCGACAGAACAAGGAATACCTGCTGATAAGGCTGAAAGTTTTCTTGCTAGTGTAGTAGATTCCGTAGGTTCTTTCTTTACAACCGAAGCACAAGCTGGTGAGGCTGCTCCTTTAGATAATGTTATACAAACTGTAGTTTCTACTAAAGGAGGTACTCCTGATGAAGTTATGGAGTTGGCTTTAAAAGTAGGATGGCATGAGTCTAAGTTAAAAAACGTAAGGCAGACTACAAAAACAGGTAAACAAGACGGAGCAGGCCGTGGTTATTTCCAGTATGAAGGTACGTTTGGAGATAAGAATAGTGGATTTAATACTGCTGTAAATAGAGCCAAAAGAG